CTTGGTACTACAATAGGTTGGTTAGATAATGCTGGTAAGTATTCTAGGTTTTGGGAAGTATCAAAAGTATTGAGAGAAGGTGAACCTGATGTTATAGATCAAACTAAAGTTGTTAGTAAACTCTTCGATAAAGATCTAGTTAAAATCTCTAATTCAAGAGAGAACTCAGTTATCTTCTTTAGTAAAAAAGGTAGCTCCACTTTATATGGATTTAGATACTTCACTACTAATCAACGACGTATGCAACAAGCATGGTTTACATGGGAACTATCAGGAACCATCCAACACCATGCAATATTAGATGATGCTTTATATGTAGTCGTTAGAAACGGTAGTAAAGATGTGATACAAAAATTCTCCATCAAGCTTGATACTGATAGTAATATTATTAATGATAATATGAATACTACATCTGATACAACAGATGATATTTCCTATCGTGTTCACTTAGATAATGCTTCCACTATTGCATCCTCAGCACTGACATATGATGCTACAAATGATTGGACGAAGTTTACATTACCTGATGGTTTCAATAATAGCTCAGGTCAACTAACTGTCTTTGTTATACCTTCTGCATCTGATACTACTTTCCAAGGTAGATCAGAGAATGTATCTACGTTTGTAGATAGCGGTGTGACTAAGGTAAAACTACCTGGTAACTGGAAGACTTATGATCCTCAGTATGTGGAAGATGGAAATACCAGTGATGATGTAACACCAGCTAATAATATAATCCTTGGTTATCAATTTGATATGGAGGTTAAATTCCCTACCATATACAACACACAATCAGATGGTGATTCAGTTAGGGCTGATATCAATGGCTCACTAGTTATTCATAGAGTAAAGATGAATTTTGGTCCAGCTGGTTTATATACCACTGTCATAGATAGAGTAGGTAAACCCTCTTATACAGAGACATGGGAATCACCTTTAGCTGACCAGTATGGAGCTAACCGAGTACAAGTAAATGAACAGATAACTCAAACAGTACCTATATATGAGAAGAATACAAACTTAGGTATAACACTTAAATCGACACATCCAACACCCGCCACATTGTATTCAATGACATGGGAAGGAGATTATACAACTAACTATTATCAACGTGTCTAAATACATCCAAAAACTAACAGCGGAGGTTGCTTTAGAAGTAGCCTCCAATTTGAGAGAAGAAGACCGTAGAGAAGTTGAGGAGGGTCATGGACATGATCCTAAGATAGTCATACCTTTAGCTTCTTTAAATCAAGACGCTGTATCATTCAGAGTCCCAAATGGTGAACTAGCAGGTGTAGCAGGTGTAGATCCAGGTGGTCAAATTTGGATGCTATGCACACCAGCTATACATAAATATCCAGTAACGTTTGCTAGAGAAGCGAATCGTTATGTAGAAGGTAGACAAGAGAAGTTGTTGTGGAACTTTGTTGATAAAAGAAACACAGTACATCTCAAACTACTTAAATTCCTAGGGTTCAAATTTCTAAGGGAATTCAAATATGGACCCAACAATTTATCCTTTATAGAATTTTGCCGTGTGTTTAGGAGCCGGAGCCAGAGCACAAAATGAAGCTGCTCGAAGGCAATATAAGTACCAAATAGAAAAACGAAAAAGAAATTGGCTGCAACAAATTTCTATTTATGGTGCAAAAATAAATCAAGTCTCGCAAAATATAACTGGTGCAGGGTTAGCAGCACAAGGTGCTTATTCTGCTAGGCAATTTGCTCGAAGACAAAAATTAGGAGAAGCAAGTGTTGCGTATTCAAATATGTTTACTAAGCTTCTTCAGAAAAGTAAGTTCTCTGAATTAGTTGCATCAGGAAGAACAGGTAAATCAGTAGGAAGAGTTGGAACTATAGAACTAGGAGACCTAGGTAGAGGTGCATCAGAAATTGCTAGAGCAATACGTCAATCAGATTATCAATTAAATGCAGCTAACGCTAAAACACGTAGAACATTAGGCGGTTATATCCGTCAACAAGAAGCGCAAGTAGCTTTCCAACCTATGGAAACTGTTGCACCTCCAGTACCTGTTATGCAGAATGTTGGTATGGCTTCATTTATGGATGCTTTATCTATTGGAAGTAGCCTTATAGGTATTGGTACAGGTGGCTTTGACCTTGGTAAGAAATTCAATTGGTGGGGTTAAATGGAAGGTTTAGATTTCGTAGAAGCTCCTGATTACGCTTCGGTACTTGAAAAAGAGTTCCAAAGAATCAATAGAGCCTGGGATGAAAATGAAGAGGCTGAAAAAGAAAATGACCAAAGACGTATAGCTGCAGCAAAACAACCGATTGAAGCTTTAGAAAAGTTAGGTGAGTTTGCTCCAAAAGCATTTGATTTGGCTGATAAGATTCACCAGGAAAGCCAACAAGGACAAATAAGATATGCAGCTAAAGCTGGTTATAGTAATGAAGAAATAGAGCTAGCTAAAAAGATTTATAAAGAAGGGGATAAGATTTTATTAGCTGACCATTTAGAAAAACAGAAACTTGCGAAGAAAGCTGAGGAAAACGGAGAGGAATATAAAGCTCTCACTTTAATGAGTCAATCCGAATGGAGAAAAGGTAGGTTTGGGTTTCTAAGGCAAGGTGTAATTTATAACGATGCAGCTAATTTCCAAAAAGACTTTCACGAACAACATCCTGGCTTTAAAAGCTATGATGTAAAAACTGCTTCTAATGCTGTAAAAGATTTTATAGAAGGTGTTAGAGACAAGTATTCAAATTACCCACAAGCTCTAGCTAACTATGCACTAGATCAAGCTGAAACAGTTGGGTCATCCCTTTTACAAGAATCTATAAGTGGTAATTTAAAAATAGCTAAAGAGCTTAATGATAAAGAACAGTTCTTTAGAATTATGGGAGTCTTTAAAAATCAAGAAGGTGAAGACTTTAAAGAAAATGTTGTATCTCTAATCAACGAACTAAAATTAGATGATAAATTCTCAGGAGGTCTTGATATACTTCTGAATCATTTAATTAGTGGTGTTCATTCAGGACAATTATCTACAACTCAAGCTAGAAAAGTAGAAGAAATTTTTCTAGAGCATTTTGGTAAAGAAGGGAAACTAGAAAACCTAACAGACATCCATGCAAGGGTATTTGAAAAAGTTGGTTGGGAAGACAAGTTAAACGAGGCAGAGGGAAAGTATATTGACACTCAACTAAAGAAGATTGAAAATAAATCTAGTGCTGCAGTTATTGATTATAAAAAATGGGAATTAAATATACTAGAAAAGGAAAATAGATTACCGAATATAGAAGAAAAGAAAGCAAAAATAAGAGAATACCAAGATCAAGGAATAATAGTACCTGATCAAGTAGTGTCTGCTATAACAAAAGAATCAAGAACACAAGAGGAAGCTGTAGCACATTTAACTGAAAAGTATAAAAGGAAAGATCCAAATATTTCATATGAGGATCTAAATGGATTAGAAGATCCAAGTCTTATAGCCTTTTGGAAAAGTAAGATCGATACAAAAACTGAATGGAGTATAGATGCAACTACTGTAAGCACTATAAAAACTAACAATCTTAAGAGTAGACTTGAAGATCAGGATGATTATCCTGGATATACAGAGAATGAAAAAGTAGAAATCTTAGATATGGCTGAGGCTTCTTTCATACGCTTCTATTCTGAAGCTTATGAAAATGAACCTAATAAAGCTGCAGCAATAGAAGTAGCTAAAGAAAGAACTTATGAGCTTATCGATAACGGTACTTTTAAAAAAATACTTGAAACTCCTAGTAATAAGGAGTCATTATATTCAATTCAAGTTGAAACTGCTAAATTATATTTAGCTCAACATCCTAACAGTGTTAACACAGAACTTATTCCAGGTTCACAGGATGTTTTAGAAGAAGCACGTAAAGATCCAAATACAGTACAACTTTTCTACAAGCAAATCGCAAAAGGTGTAAAAGGTTTAAATGGTAGAGATATACAATTAGCTCAGCTAGCTTTAGAAAAAGGAGAGAAGCCATTAATTTCTAAAATAGATGAAGAAGTTAATAAGCTGAACGATGGTTGGATTACTACTTTATTAAAGTATCACCCTGATAAAGGTAGAGTTCTTAGAGCAAAATTAAAAGCCTTCTCTGATGATGGAAAAATTACATACGACGAACTAGCAACAGGTGAGTGGATGGTAATCCCCGAAGCTCAAGAAGCTTATAATAAGAAGTATGGTATTGCGACTCTTGGTAAATTAGAAGGTCCACAAAAGGGTGATTATAAGAAGATAAAAAATCTAGCTGGTTATGCCTACTATAACGGTAAGAAATGGGTCTTTAAAGTTGGCAAGGGTGAAGGAAAAGAATATCACGGAAACGTTGAGTCTTATACAGACTTCGGTGGTATAGAGAAAAAATTCGACAATAAATTCTGGTAAATCCAATTACTAAGGTAATAAAATGAATTCAGGAATAGATCCAAATCTAATAGATACGGATGCTTTACAAGAATCAGCTAATAGAACCACTGACTATATATCTGATGAAAAAGAACGAATGCTTCTAAGGGAGCAGAAAGCGTTAGAAGAACAACAAGCACTTGAACAAGCTCAACTTGAAGCTGAAGATCCTAGGAACGCACCTGGTGGTGGTGGTTTCAGAGGTGGGATTAAAGAACTTCAATCTGCATTTAGCGGTGGTCTCCAAGATACCGGATCTTCATTAGTTACTCTCCCTGAACGTGCGTATGACATGTTCAGTGGAGAGATGGTTGAGGAACAAAAAACTGAAGAAGGTTATGGTGCTGAATGGGATGATTGGTTTGTTGATGATCAAAATCCTATTCAGACAACGACATGGTGGGGAGGAGCTATACGCGCTCTCACACACTTCGGAAGTCTGGCTGCTGTAATTATTCCAGCTGCTAAGGCTGCTGGTGTAAGTGCTTTATTTGGCGGACTTACAGGTACTGCTGCAAGTCTTGCTAAAGGTGCTGCCATTGGTGCATCAGTTGATGTCGTCTCTAAATACTCGCAAGACGATAACGGTCTACAAATACTTAGAGATAGGTATAACTTTATAGATACTCCCATTACTACTAACGATGCAGATCACCCTGCTATGAAGACATTGAAAAATGTTGTAGAAGGTATAGGTATTGGTGCTGTATTTGATAGTGCTGCAATTCTTATTGGTAAAGGTAGACGAGTTATTAAAGGTAAAGGTAAAAACGTAGAAGTTACTGATGGTGCTAATGAAGCATTAGATAAGGCATTAGTTAGAGAAGCTAGTGTTAAAGAACAGATTGTAGAAAAAGCAATCCAAGAAGTGGAACTTAAAGATGGATATCAAGCATATAAAAATAAAACTATTGGTAGTCAGTGGCAAGCTGCACCAACTTCTAACGGTAAGCCGTTTGATGTAAGAACTCAATTAAAACGAATTGATAATGAAATGGGCGCTGAGTTGGGATCTACGGATTCTTTAACAACACCTGTTCAACTTGACCGAACTAGCCGTTTTGCAGAAATGGCAACTGAAGATGTTAAGCGAGTTCTTAAAGAGTTTATGAGTGATGCTCGTATTCAAGAAGAAATAGCTAAGGCTAGAAAAGCACATAAAACTTTAGGTGAAGTATGGGGTGATTCCCTTACACGTGCACAAAAAATCATTGAAGGTAGAAATACATCTGACATGACTGCAGATGAATTTTGGTCTGAATTTAATCTAAGGAAAGAACCTACTGAAGGTATTGAGATATGGAGAGCTGGAGATGTTGTTGCTGCTGATTTAATTATTGGATCTCTTATGAAAGAGATTCGAGACTTAGGTATCGTAGGTAGAGAACTACAAGACATAGCTGATTTATCTGATGTTGGTGGTCCTGCTCAAGCACTCTATGAGAAAATAATTGCTGGTTTAACTCAGGTTAAACTTGCAAAAATGACGAAATCTGCTGACTTTAGAAATTTAGGTGCAGGTAAACAGAAACAACTTTTATCAGTAGTTGATGAACAAGTACAAGAATCCATTGATTCCTTCCGATTAGCATTTCAAATTGCTGGTGCTAGTGAAAATGATGATCTATTTAAAGCAATATTTGAAACAGTTTCTATGTCTAATGACATACATAACATAACTGATTTCGATGCTTTTATTAGAGCAAAAATAAAAGGTGGTGACTTTAAAGGAAAAGTACAACGTGGTGTCTTTGCTAAAGAAATGCAAGGCATGATGATTAATAGTGTACTTAGTGGACCAAAGACTTCTGTTAGAGCAATTCTAGGTACAGGTAGTGCGACGTTCTTACGTCCATTATCTACAGCACTAGGTGCAACATTATCTGGAGATAGAGCTACACAAAGAGCTGCTATGGCATCTATGAATGCAATGATACAAACGTTACCAGAAGCATTCAAATTATTCAAAACCAAACTTAATTCTTATTGGGCTGGAGATATATCCACTATTAAATCTAGATTCTCTGAATATACAAAAGGAGATCAACAATGGGAAATGTTAAGGCATTGGGTTGAGAATAGCGGTAGAGCAACTAAAGGAGATATAGCAGCATTCAATGTTGCTAACAGTGCTAGAGCTATGAATGACAATAGGTTTCTAACTTATTCAACTAAGGTCATGGCTGCCACCGATGATACTTTTGGACATCTATTAGCTAGAGCTAAAGCAAGAGAAAAAGCTATGCGATGGGCTATGGATGAAATGACAGAAGGAAGTATAACTGAGATAACACCAAAATTACTTAAAGAAGCTGAAGCTAAATTCTATGGTGGTTTATTTGATGCTGATGGTAATATCTCTGATGCTGCAACAATACACGCTAAGAAAGAAGCTACCTTAACAACTGATTTAAGTGGGTTTGCAGCTGGGATGGATCAAATCTTTGATAAGACTCCATGGGCTAAACCTTTCTTCTTGTTTGCACGTACAGGTGTGAATGGATTAGAACTAACTGCAAAACATACTCCTCTTTTAAACCTTGTAGTAAAAGAGTTTAATGATATAGCACGTGCTACACCTGATGATTTAAGTGGTGTTATTAGATATGGGATTACTAATCCAACTGAATTAGCTAATGCAAAGGCATTACAGAATGGAAGATTAGCTATAGGTGGTGGGATTATAACTATGGCTAACGTTCACTTTATGAATGGAGGCTTAACAGGTAATGGTCCACCAGATAGATCTCAAAGGCAAGCTTGGATTGATGCAGGATGGAAACCAAGAAGTATCAAAATTGGTGATGTATGGGTTTCTTATGATTCTTTAGAACCTTTTAATCTACTTCTTTCTAGTGTTGCTGATGTTGGTGATGCTAATAAGTTAATGGGTGAGGAATGGACTGAAAACCAATTCCAGAGAATGGCAATGATAGTTGCACAAGGGATGACTGCTAAATCTTACCTAGCTGGTTTACAGCAATTCGTAGAAGTATTGACCTTCCAAGAGGGTTCACAAAACAGAGTTATTGCTGCTTTAGCGAATAACACAGTCCCACTATCTTCTTTAAGGAATGAAATCGGTAAATTATTCAATCCTTATATGAAGGAGTTGAACTCTGGTATAGGCGATGCAATTAGAAATCGCAATTTATTCTTTGAAGTTGCTTCTACAAATCCGTTACCAACAAAATATGACTTATTAAATGGACAACCTATACGAGATTGGGATTTTCCAACACGTATGTTTAATATGATAAGTCCTGTTCAATTTAACTTAGACCAATCTCCAGGTAGAAAATTATTCTTTGAAAGTAATTATGATAAGAGATTGTCTACTTACTCAGCTCCTGGTGGAATTGACTTGTCTGATAATGCCTATGTCAGATCGTTATTTCAAAAAGCTATAGGTGATCAAAACATTGAAGCAGAGTTAAATAAGTTAGCTAGAAGTCCTAGGGTTAAAGCTTCTATTGCTGAGATGAAAAGAGATAACCGAGGGATAAATAAAGAACTGAATCCTATGAACGCTTATTACCATAATATTGCTATTAGGAATGTTATGGAAAGAGCTAGGAAAATTGCATGGCGTTCTATTAAGAATGATCCTGAAGTTCAGAGATTAATATTAGAACAACGTGGACTTGATTTAAGAGAAAAACAATCTCGTTTAGAAACAGGCGCAAACAACATTCTTTCAATTTATAAATGACTTATACAACGGAGGTTAGTCATACTCAGACGACGACAGGTAATAGGGATTTCTCTGTTACCTTTCCGTTCTTAGCAACGACTGATATTAAAGTACAATTAAATGGAGTTACAAAATCTCTAACTTCTGACTATACAATCGTTCAATCAGGAGCTAACACCGTTGTTAATTTCAACACTGCTCCTGCTGATAATGCAACGATTCGTATTTTTAGATCGACAAATATAGATAGTATTAATTCTACGTATGCAGCTGGTAGTTCTATTAGATCTACAGATTTGAATACGAACAATACCCAACTGTTATATGCAGCACAAGAGTTTGGAAAATTAAAAGAAGATGACTCTGTGGCGTTCTCCCTAGGGAACAAAGGAGACGTACAAATAAACACCTCCTCAGACTGGGTTATTAGACCTGATGCTATTGAATTAGGTATGATGACTAATAATAGTGTTGGTACTAATGAGTTAGTTAATGAAAGTGTTACGTCTGATAAGCTAGCTGACTTTGCTATTACAGCATCAGAGCTTGCAACTAACTCTGTCACTCAAGTTAAGGTACAAGACA